TCACGCGTCAGGGCAATGGCCGCTTTTATGATCACCTCGCGCCGACCTTCCGGCGACATTCTCACTCGTTTTGGCATCGGTCAGACTCCTTCGGGTTACTATTGCCATTTATTGACGGTCGTGTCAAACGCCTTGATAAACAACGCGGCGGCTTGCGGCACGATTGCGTTGCCATACCCACGCAGGCGCATCACGCGGCGGGCTTCTTTGGTGCTTTGCGCAAGCGGGCTGTGAGCGCCGCACGGCACCACGCTTCCGGGAAGCCCATCAGCCAGCCGCTGAACGCTGGATTTAACTGGCCGCCACTTTCCATCCCGGCAGAACAGCCAGTCAACATCGTCCCATCCGCCGTGATCCGTGCCGCTTGGGGATTGGCTGTCAGCCATGCCACCCGACCCAGCAGCGCGTTCAACGGGACGTTGGGGCATTCCTTGCCGTCCTTGTGGTCTCTGGTCGTTGGCGTCGGCCAGCCCGCCCACGCCTGCACCTGCATGTTTAGGTCCGACAGGCATACCCCCATTGATTGCGACCCGTTCGCCATGCTCTTGCGCTTGCGTTCCAGAAACGCATCTGGCGTCCCGTTCGCCTGTTGCCCAACTGGTGTGGCCCAGCCGCTCAACACCGCATCCGCGTTCAGGTCCGCGCAGCCGTGTTTCGTCCCGTGCTTCAGCTTCTGACCGCTGCCCCTCGGTGACGGATCGTGCGCTTGTGGTGTGGTCCAGCCTGACGGCACCAAAGAATGTTCGCTGTCGGATGTGCGGCGCGCCGACGCCCGCAGCCGGTATATCTGACGCCCCAACGGCGTAGTGTGCGGCTTCCAGACGGTCTGATAGATCATCGAGCCAGGACCATTCAGGTTCGCCTCCAACGCGCTTTGCAGACTTTCCGAACACCGCCGCGCTTGCGACTTGTTCGCCAAACAGCACAGGGGGGCGGCAGGCCCTGACCAGACTGATAAATTTGGGACCGAGGTGTCGTGCATCTTCTTTTCCTTCCAAATTTCCCGCCGCACTGAACGGCTGACAAGGTGGTGATCCGGTCCAGACCGGGCGCGTGGAGGGCCATCCCGCCAGATTGAGCGCATAGGCCCAGCCCGCAACCCCGCAAAAGAAATGGCATTGCGTGAAGCCTTCCAGATCGGCGGGCTGCACATCAAGGATCGACCGGGAATCGACCACGCCATAGGGGATCAGCCCGTCAAACATCAACTGCCGGATCCACGCGCAGACCCGAGGGCAATTATCATTGTAGTAAATGCTGGGCCGGGGCATCATTTTACGGCCACCTCACCACCGCAAGCCGCATAGCCCGCCACGTCCATCCAATGGTCCGCGTGTTCCGGGCTGGTCTTGATCCGGGCCAGCTTGAGTTGGATCATCATCACGGCCACGTCAGACCGGCTGACAGGCGTTCCGAGGTGCGCTGACCAGTATGCCGCCACCAGCCCGAAAGAGTCCTCAAGCTGCCCATGCGTGGCTGCCCTATCGACCGTGACGGCCTGTCGCGCTGCGTCCAGGATGTCTGTGCGGTTCATAAATTCGGCCTTTCCAAAGGTGTGTAACGACACTGGGACGCGGGCATCGCGTCCCAGACTGTCCAGCAAAATTCCATCGTGGGCGACTTGCCCCGATCTAGCGCCATAGCGGGCCGCCACAGCAACGGCATGACTGCTGCCGGACCTGTCTCAAGGAACAGCGCGTGGCGGTTCTTTGCGTGCCAGCATGTGCCCTTGAGCAATAGTGCAAACGGCACGTTCATCGCCCTGATATAGCGGATGAATTCGACCGCCAGCGCGAACGGCGGGTTGGTGATGACCGCACCGCAAGGCCGGGGCATGGTGGCCAGCATGTCAACGCCGCCGGTGCCGTAACCTGTGTGTCGGATGTCCGTGCTGCACACCGCGTGGCCGTGCGCCTTCAGCACCTCACTAATTGCCCCAAGACCGCAGGCTGGTTCCCAGATCGTGCCAAGCACAGGCCAAGCGCGCAACAGCGCAACCGTGCATTCCTGCGGCGTCTCATAAAAGTCCGACGCATGCCTTGTGTGTTCCGCCGACGATCCGCCGATAATGGTTTTTCCGGGTATCATGCGCGTGTCGCCTCCATAATAGTGTCCCTCAATTCCAGCGCCGCCCGCTCGGACAACCCCTGTGCGCTCATAACATCCGTCCCAAACCGATACAGGAACCGGCTTTGCATGACCTCATCCGAGTCACCCGCCGCCAGTCGCATGCCGCCCCATCGCTGCATTGCATCGGACAGGGACGCTTGTGCCGCTTGGTTCCGCCTGTGCCGCGCCCGGATCCCCGCCGCCACAATCTCAGACGCGCCGTAAGGTATGGCAGGCTCGGCGGATTGTATCTTGGCCGCACCGGCCCGCAACGTCGCCAGCAATTCCAGCGACATTTCGGACAGCACGCCGTCTACCTGATCCGGTGATGACCGCCCCGCCGGGACGTGGGCCGCTCCACAATGTGGGCAGGCAAACACGACGGCTTCATACGTCAGCAGGCATTCCGGGCAGACCCTGACCGGCACCGCATCGGGGTTGCCATTGGCTTTGCGCGTCTCGTCTTGCCAGAGCGTCCAGGTGCGCGGCGTATCGGGCAGGCCATGCTTGGCCGCCATGCGCACCACGTTGCCCACGTGGTCGATGATGATACCGAATTCCTTGCCCGCGAACGGTCGCAACGCCCTGCCAAACTGCTGCACGAACAGGCCGAAACTGGCAGTCGGGCGGGCCATGATGACCGCCTCACATGCTGGCACGTCAAAGCCCTCGCCGAACAGATCGACGTTTGTCAGGATCTTGGTTTCGCCTGTCTCGAACCGCGCGACTTGCTCCATCCTGTGCCCATCATTATTGGTGCCATCCAGCGCCACAGCCGACACGCCGCGCGCAATGAATTGCTCTGCAATGTCCTTGGCATCCTGCACCCCTGACGCGAATACGATTGCCTGCTTGCCTGAGATATGTGTCAGATAGCTTTCAACCACATCTCCGATCAGTTCCGCTTTTTGCGCGGCCTTGGCGGAATTTGCAGTGAAGTCCCCTGTTTTGCCGATCTGCAAAAGCGCCTCGTTGATTCCAGACTCAGGGGCAAACACGCGATAGTCGCACAGACTGCCCGCGTCGATCAGTTCGCGCATGCCCTGGCCTTGGACCAACGCGTGGAACAGGCCGCCCTGATCAGCGTGTAGTGATTTGTTATCGCCCCGGCATGCCGTGGCAGTGACGCCCAAGCCCTTGGCGTTTGGGAACAACGCGGCGGCAGTCCCCCACTTATTATCTTGCCGCCCGTGGTGCGCTTCATCCAGCGTCCAGCGCCGAATACCGTTGGTCCACGCATCGCCAGGCTTGAATCGGCGGATCAGCGTGTCAACACCTGCAACGCTCACTGCGGCGCGCGGATCGTAGAAGTTTCGCCCCGTGGCCGCGATGTGCAACTGGATGCAAAAATTGATCACGGCTTGAGGCGCGATAATGTTGTGATAAATACCGGTTAGCGCGTATGTTTTACTGATCTGTCCGACCAGTTCCTGCCGGTGAACAATGGTGCAGGACCGTTCCCCGTCAGAGTTCAATTTGCTGAATGCGACGGTTTTCCCCGCGCCGGTCGGCATCACTGCCAGCACGTTTTGTGCCCCGCCAGCCCACTTGGCCCGGATGTCGTCGATCAGTTGTGTCTGGTATGGTCGGAGTGTGAGTGTCATTTTATGCCCAGCGCCGTCTTATGGCCACCAGTCGTGCGGGTGACGCCATACGCCATGAAGTGCGCCCGACCGGCGCTTGCATTTTGCTCGAAATCACAGGCCAAGATTCGCACGGTATTAACCTGCGCCTGAGCCAATTCCAGGGTTTCATACGGCCCCGCAAGAAAATAGACGCGCGGCCCATCAATTGCGGTCACGTAAAATTTGCGGGGGGTTTGGGGCATGTGGTTCATGCGTTATTACTATCCAGCCCTCCCAGGCCCGTCAAGGTAATAATAGGTATTTACAACCCGTGCCGCTTGGGTTAGTAATAGGTAATAGACACACGATGGTAAGGAGCAACCCACATGGACAATATGACCGAAGAAGAGCAACGCGCATGGTTTGGCATCCGTCAAGCGCAAGAACTGGCACACCGCACAGCATCAAACGCAGGATGGTACAAAAACCCCGAGACGGGTGAAGACGTTGACCGCAATTTCGGTGAGGTTGTGGCACTGACGCACAGCGAATTGTCTGAGGCGCTGGAAGCCCACCGCAAAGGCTTGACGGACGACAAGCTGCCGCACCGCAGCGGCGTTGAAGTAGAGTTTGCAGATTGCATCATCCGCATTCTGGACACCGCCGCAGCAATGGACCTTGATGTGGCTGGCGCCATTATCGAAAAGAACCGTTACAACGCCACCCGCGCCGACCACAAACTGTCTGCCCGCGCGGCAGGCGGCAAGAAATACTGAAACCTCAACCCAAACAGGAGAATGACAATGCAGATCACCTTTGACCCCCACAACGCCCAGGAATGCGCCACGATTGCCCGCTTGCTTGGCACCACTGCACAGCCCGACACGGCACAGCCCGACACGGCCCCTGCGGCACAGCCCGACACGGCAACGGCAGAGCCCGAGACGGCCCCGACATGGACGCCTGATCAGGCACAGCCCGACACGGCACCGGCACAGCCCGAGACGGCACAGCCCGAGACAGACTGTCACGGCATGACCCACGACGACGCCATTCACAGCACGCCGGCCAGCAAGAACGCGGACGGATCGTGGCGGGCCAAGCGTGGTCAGAAAGAGGCGTATGAGGCGGCCATTGCAGCCGCTACCGGCAAGGATGCACCGGCACCCGCACCGCAGGGCATGCCCATGCCGCAACCGGCCAGCGCCGCCCCTGCAACACCGCCCGCCCCGATTGACTACAAGACGATGGCGGAACGGTTCATGGCAAAGATGGCTGACCCGGACGGCCTGCCCGCCGAATATGAGGCGATCTATACCGCCCTGTCTATTGGCTATGACGATCTGGAAACCAACCAGACCAGCATCGCCCGGCTCTGGCATTACATGGACGCGGTAGACAACGGCGACGACCATGACGGATGCGTGCGGCACGCCATGAGCGCCGATTGAGACGCGCCGGGCGGGCTGTCATGGCCCGCCTTTTACACTCAGGGGAGACACACCAATGACAATCGAAACCCGCCCCAGCGCCGCCCACCGCTGGACGAAATGCTCTGCCGCGCCATTGTTTGCCAGCCGCGCCGGACCGCAACCGACCAGTGACGCCGCGCGGGAAGGCACCTGCGCGGCATGGGTTGCTGAGTTGATGCTGGCTACCAACCGCCCTGACCCACAAGTCGGGATGATGCACGAAAACGGATGGGAAGTTGACGCCGACATGATCGGTCACATGCAAGAATATGCCGACATCTGCCGCGCGGATGGTGGCGAAATGTGGGTGGAGGAATATGTCACGCTGTCGAACCGCATCGGCGGGACGCTTGACTGCGCAACGCTGGCGGATGGTGTGCTGACCGTGCGGGATTTGAAATACGGATTCCGCCTTGTATCGCCAGACAGCCCTCAACTGATCGTCTATGCGGCGGCGATCTTGATTGCACCGCCCGGCCCGGTCCGCACGATCCGCACCGAGATTTACCAGCCGCGCGGGTTCCACCAAGACGGCCCGCGCAGGTGGATCGACTGGACGCCTGATCAAATCCGCGCCAAGGCCAAATGGATCATCGAGCGCGCAGAGGAGTGCTACAAGCCGGACCCCATCGCCACGCCTGGCGACCATTGTCTGTATTGTGACGGGGCTGTCGGCTGCGTGGCGCTGCAACAGACAACCGCCACGGCGCTGGCCATTGCTGAGATGACAGGCCACCGCGACCGGACCCCGGCAGAAATGGCGCAGGCCTTGCATTTTTACCGCAACGCGCTGGAAATCATCAAGGCAGCGGCCAAGGCGACTGAGGTTGAAGCCGAGGCGCGGGCCAAGCGCGGCGAACGTCTGCCGGGCTGGGGCATCACAACCCGATACGGCACCAGCCGCGTCAGCAAGCCCCCGCACGTTATCAAGGCGCTGACCGGAAAAGATGCGACCAAGACCGTGCCGATGAATGTTGGTGAGTTGCGCGCGGCAGGCTTGACCAAGGCGCAATTAGCCGTTATTACCGAACGACCAACCACGGGTTTCAAACTCGAACATCTGGATCAGGACACTCTGACCCGGCAACTTAACCGCACCAATGGAGGCACCCCATGAACGGACACGGACACAACTCAGTTTCAGTCGAGGAACTTTTGCAACTTATCGAACGATGGGAACATCTGAACATTGAAAAGCGTGAAATAGCCGACTGTCAAAAAGAAGTCATGGCCGAAGCCAGAGGGCGCGGATATGACACCAAAGTGATCCGCAAGCTGATCGCCGAACGCAAGCGTGACGCTGGCGATATGGCCGAAGAAGAAGCCGTGCTAGAACTGTATCGGGAAGCCATACGAATGCCGACCAGACCTCGCAACCAACCAACCAATGGAGACACATAATGTCACGCCACACCGAATACGGAAACAGCCCCGTCGGACGCCTCATCTCGGGCGATCCGTGGACCAAGCAGACCACCGACGCGAACAACCGGGAAATCCCGCCTGAAAAGCAATCATTTTGGTTTGCCGTGGCGATTGAAAAGAACGCCCCAGGCATGAATGAAATGCTGGGCCTGATGTTCAAGGCGGCGCAGGCCGGATACGGGCAGGCCCCGCAGATCATGGCCCAGATTAATATGGGATTGGCCGCCACGGCATTTAGCTGGAAGATTGCGGATGGCGACGAAATGCGCGCCAACGCCACGACCGGCGAGCAGGAATTGCGCTGGAAGCACGGCAAGGGATGCTGGGTTGTCAAGTTTTCGACCACGCTGCCAATCGCATCGGCCAAGTTCATGGGCGGCGTGCCGACATATTGCGACCCGTCCGAAATCAAGCGCGGGTATTATGTGACCGTGCCGTTCTCCACATCGGCCAATGGCAATATGGACCACACGGCGGGCGTCTACCTGAACCCACAGACGGTTTGTCTTGTCGGGTTTGGGCCGGAGATTGTCGGCGGCCCGTCGCTGGAACAGCAACTCGGCGCAGGTCCGGGTGAGTATATGCCCGCAGGTATGACCCAGACCCCGCAACTGCCGAGCGGTGCTGCGCAGGCCCCCGCGCAGCCCGCACCGGCAGGTATGCCCGGCCCCCAGCCGCAGCCCTCTGGTATGCCATCCCCCGCACAGGCCCCGGCCACGGTGGGAAACGGTTCTGGAATGCCGACGCCGCAGCCCTCTGGTATGCCGACGCCTGCCGCCAGTGGAATGCCTACGGCGACTGGATCCGCTGGTGAGCCGCCCGCGTATGGTGGTTACATGGCACCTGCAACGGGCGGAGGAATGCCCGGCGCGTAACGGATTACCGGGCGGGCTGTAATGGCCCGCCCGTCACACACAACAGGGAGACTGACAGATGACTGATTTCAAACCCGGCGACCGCGTAACCCACGACCCGACCGGCGAGGAATGGACTGTGGCCAGAGCCTACGGGTCCTATGTGGACTCTGTAGGCTGCACGCGCCGCGTCCTTGCCAGCGATTGCACGCTGATATGCGCCTGCACCACAACCGACGAACGGGAAGCCTGCACCAGAGCGTGCGACGCGGTGGTGCTGTAATGAACGTTACAAAAGATAAATATGGCCGCGCATTTATGATAGGCGATATCCTGAAAGTGTTCCATTTCACAGGTGCACGAAGGAAGAAGTATTTCATGTATAAGCAGATTGTTGGTTTCCGAAAACTCGGTGGCTCAGGCGGTTCACCCAAGGTGGATTACTTTGATGTAAGTCACTTGAACCTGAGCAAAAGTGAAAACTATTACATCGGCAAGCACGAAGGCATATTGCGCGAGTACGAAATAATCCAAGGGCTAGACGATATGAAAGATCGTCCAAAGTGGGTGGATTGATGCACAATGACTTCCCCTATGATCTGGAATCCTACCCGAACGTATTCAGCGCGGTGATCGTCCACGCTGTCAGCGGCAGGGAGTGGATCTTCGAGGTATCCGACCGGGTGAACCAATCCCGGCAGTTGCTTAATTTCATTCGCACTATGGGCCATCATCCCAGCAATCGGATGGTAGGTTATAACAACGTCGGGTATGACTATCCGCTGTTGCACGCTCTGTTGCGGTTTGACTCGTTTACCGCAGCAGACGCCTATCAGATATCTATGGGCATCATCGAGACGCCGTGGAACGACCGGTTCCGCAATAACGTCTGGGCGTCCGACATGATCGTGCCGCAAGTTGATCTGTTCAAGATCCACCACTTCGACAACGTGAACCGCATGACCAGCCTGAAGCAGATCGAAATTGCCTTACAGTTGCCGCACGTTGCGGACCTACCATTTCCGCCCGGCACGGTCCTGAGCGACGATCAGATACCGCAGCTGCTTGCATACAACAGGCACGACGTGGCCGCCACGCTGCAATTCTACCGGCAGTCGGCCATCGCCCTGGCGTTCCGGGATGAAATGTCCGCGGCGTTGGACCAAGACCTGATAAATGCCAGCGACAGCAGCATCGGCTCGAAAGTTTTCATATCCCGCCTCAACGCGGCCCAGCCCGGCATCTGCGGCAAGTCTGGATCTTGGAGGCAGACACCCCGCGCCCGCATCCCGCTGGCCGACTGTATTTTTCCATACGTGCAATTCCAAACGCCTGAATTCACAAGAATGGTGTTGTTCCTTCAGGATAAGGTTTTGAAGAACACGAAAGGCGTCTTTCAGGATTACGAAACTTTCATCTATCCAGACGGAACGGGGCACACGTTTCACAAGTCGGAAACCGCGACATCTGCCGCGCATAAAAAAGCGGGTGCCCGGCGCGTCACATCATCTGACGGCAAAGGCAAAGTCGCAACGCGCTTTGCCGGTATTGACTTCGTGTTCGGCACCGGCGGTATCCATGGCGCGCAGGACGGCACCACCTGGCGCAGCACGCCTGACAGGGTGGTGCAGGGCCGGGACGTGCGCAGTTACTATCCCAATCTGGCCATCGCAAACCGCGTCTATCCCGCACACCTGTCCGAAGTGTTCTGTGACATTTACAAGGACGTATATGAACAGCGGATCAGCCTGCCAAAAAGCGACCCGCGCAACAAGGCTTTGAAGCTGGCCCTGAACGCGACCTATGGCAACAGCAACAGCACCTTCAGCCCGTTTTACGATCCGCTCTACACCATGACGATCACGATCAACGGGCAACTCTTGCTGTGCATGCTGGCCGAACGGCTGGCGGCCATCCCGTCGCTGGAATTGATCCAGGTCAACACCGATGGAATTGAATATATCGTGGACCAAGACCGGGTGGGCGAGTGCGACGCGGTGTCGTCTGAGTGGGAAAAGCTGACCGGTCTGCAATTGGAGTCCGAGGATTACGCCAGATTCCATCAAAGGGACGTAAATTCGTACGTGGCGATTGATGAGCGCGGCGGCGTGAAGTGCAAAGGCGCTTTCGAGTATCAGCACGGTCTGGGATACGGTGACGGCTGGCACAAAAACCAATCGTGCAAGATCGTGCCTATAGCCGCCGAAGCATATCTGGTGCGCGGCGTGCCTGTGGCCGATACCGTGGCGGCCTGCACCAACGCTTTTCATTTCATGCACACCCTGAAGGCCCAGCGCAACGACCGTGTGATGCTGGGCGGCGATCTGTCCGATTACGAATGCCAGTGGACGCCATCAGACGCCAAGGGGCGGCCCGTGAAGCGCAATATGCACAGCGGCGGGGTGGCACAGCAGCGGACGGGCCGGTACTACGTCACACACACGGGCGGCGCGCAACTGTGGAAGATCATGCCGCCCCTGCCAAAGCTGCCGATGCACGACCGGCCCCAGGCGATTGCCAAGGGTGAAACGGTGCTGATGTGTAACGATTTATATGACTTCGATTGGGCGTTGCTGGATCGGGACTATTATGCGCGGGCCGCTCAGGATCTGGTGGACAGCACCGGCGGGTGACAGGGAGGAACACCCGCCGGGCTTGGAGACACCACACAACACTGGCACTGTGCATTATTTTCTGGATCAGCGCAATGGGGTGTTGACTTGGTGGACAATAGCGGGTAACAAGGACGCAGAGAGACACACCAACCGGAGAACACCACAATGACACTTACGAAAAACACCGAAATCCTCCGCGCCGAGGTTGCCGCGCACATCGCCGCCGATGCTCTGGTGCGCGGAGCGTATTGGAAGCCCAGCGAAAACGCCGTTGGGGGACAGGGCTGTTTCATCTCATGCCTGACGCACTCCAGCGACCCCACGCCAGCCTTTGAGCGGTTTGGTTTACCAGTTGCGGTCCTGCGCATTGCCGAAAACATTTACGAGGACTTGCCCGATGATGAGGGGACGGCGTTTTTTGCCGCCTTGCCGGACGCAGTTGGGCGCGACGGAAAAGATTTGAGCCGCGTGCACTGGGGGTTTCTGGCATCCGAATTGCGGGCATTGCCCCAGACAACGGACGCCGCACAGGCAGTCATTGATCCGGTCATTAAGGGCATGGATTTACTTTTTAGCGGCCAACAATGGCCAGATGCCTGTGCCGCCGCCGCCTTTGACTCCGGTGCCGCCAGCGCCTCCCGTGCCGCCGCCTATGCCGCCTATGCCGCCGCCTATGCCGCCGCCGCCGCCGCATATGCCGCCGCCGATGCCGATGCCGCCGCCGATGTCGCCGCCTATGCCGCCGCCCGTGCCGCCCGTGCCCGACTTCGCC